TATCGAGCACGTTAATATCATCGAAGTCTTCATCTTCCATTCCTTGAGTATAAAACACAATTTTCTTGCTACCAGATTCATTTTGATTCATTTTATAGAAATGATCTAAAATGTGTATCTCATTTTCTCCAAATAGATTTTTATTATCATATATATGTTTAAACGTTGGGTTTAATCGCGCCATCTCTGTCGGTTTATAAGTTATACAAAGACATGATGTAACCCTAATCATTTGGTTTATGTAATCATTTTGTTCCTTAAATTATTAAATTATCCAACGTATCATTTTAGAAGGAGATTGTACTGAGAAGATACTATTTACAAACGCAAACAATCTTATTTCGTATTTTTGTGCGGATTTTTTAGGATTTAAATCTTCATAGATGTGTATATATACAGCTGTATGGTAGACCTCGAATATTTAAAAACATATTTTTTGGTACCCTTACCAACTGAATATTGTTTACATTTTAAGGTTTTCGCTGTGTTAAGTTTTGGATAACTAAGATATATATACACTAATCGTGTTGTTATTAAATAAATAAGAATGTCGATTCATTCTGAAAATATATTGTTGTACAATATAGGGAGAAATGCCAAAACACAATATTTTAGGCGAAGGCACGTATGGATGTGTTATTAAGCCAAGTCTCAAGTGCAAAACCCGTAAAAACTATAAGAACAGATTGGCGAAAATTATGCGGGGAGACGATGCTGAAAAAGAACTGTTAGATATGGAAATGTTGTCTCGAATCAAAGGTATTGAAAAATATATTGTACGTGTACCTCTTATATGTGACCCTAAGGATGATGTCGTTTTTCAAGATAACTTGAATAAATGTCAAAATGAGCGCATCAAACAGGTACCTGTAAAAGACTTAAAATTATTGCTAGTTGACGATGGCGGAGTAGATCTAGACCATTTTTATCAACACATGATTCCATATATCAGTAAAAAAGATTTATGCATTTTCTTGAAATCAATTGTTATAACAATTGAATCATTATACTTCCTTCGAAAAAAAGGTATCATTCACCACGACATAAAATCAGGTAATATTGTGTACAATATTCGAACGGGAAAGATGAAACTCATCGATTTCGGACTTGTAATGTATAGACGAGATTTTTTAGAGAGAAGTCGTAAAAGTATAAATACGTTGGCACGTTCGTGGTCCTATTTCCCAAAAGAGACCAGTTGTCTCAATTACGAGAAATTCAAAAAATGTGCAGACTATAATAAAATGGATTACGATACATTTTTGAACACCGCCGCCAATACATTTGATGGATACTGTTTCGGTAGTTGTATGAAGCGACTATTTACAAAAATGTACCATGATAAAAAGATAAACTTAAATATCAATAAAAGATTCTTCGCAGAAGCATACCATTTAATGTCTCAAATATGCACAAAAGATTTGATGTTGAGAGAACAGAATTACCTTTTTGTAAAACAACGATATCGAGACTTACTCAAGAAATATGGATTGTACAGTAGCAATGCAATACCCTCTCCTACTGTACACGTTCGATCCATATCAGATAAATTCTCTGTTGTAAACATAATGGTTAAAAAGGATAAAGCAATGAGAGACAGATATCAAACAAATAGCAGTACTAGAAAACGTAAAAATGAACAGTAAAAGTAAATTATATATCACGTACAGTATTATTTATTTTTTAGATCGTCTTCTCTCAACTTCATTATCAAAATCTTTTTTTGTTAACACATACCCCCAATGTTGTAATACTTGTCTGATTTTTGGGCTTACAGTCTCGTCGTCCCATTTTGCTCTACGTTTCAAAATTTGTGTTACTAGAAAACGCATAAACCGACCTCTTGTGCCTGCTAAAGCTAGCCATCTCTTCACTTGTCTCTCGTCATCCGAACAACGTTTACCATTGTAAAAATCACAATACCAATGAACCCAACCATATGGATGTTTTTTATTTATCCAAGATTTGCCTTCCCAGAATTCGAGAGAAGTTCCCACTTGTACTTTGTACTTGTTTTTCTGGATATCATAATCAGGAGATGAGAGATGCGATTCAGATATTCCTGTCCACCAAGATTTTGGAAACTGCCTTCTATGCACATTTTTATAGTTTTTTCCAGTAACATGGGAATAAATAGGACGCCAATATGTTCCACCAAAACTGCCTAAACGAAACATCTGGCGAGGTGTTATATTCGGTCGAAAATCTACATAATCTGGAAAACGTAATGTTTCTTTTGGTATTTTTGCCTTTACTGTTTTGTTGTTGTGCTTGAAAGAAATACGTTTTCGAGAAAAAAGAATCGTCATTTTACTTTACATACTTATATTTTACGGCTACCTACGGAAAAAAGTCTTTGTTTTGATTAAGATTACATTTCGTGACAGTAAAATAGTAGCACGACCAGAAATGTCAAGTATGTTTGACGTTTGATAAGTTAAATATTTATTTTCTGTTAGTTATACCGCGTTTTGCCGTAAAGGTTTATTAAGGTTTATAAATTTCTTCGTATGCTTTATCCAAGTCGTCATTGGTTAAATGTTTCTGATAGATTACTACTTCTTTGGTGGTTATATATTCTTCACTATCTGTATAAGCATACTCATCATTTAAAATATATTTAATACAAAATTCTGCTGTTAATTTTTGTGTTTTTAGAAGAGATTTTAAATTTAGACGTGTATACTCATTTTTTTCGTTTTTTGGAAGAGTTTCGTATCGCAATACATTGTATTCTAAAGTATGAATATCATAATCATACTGATATAATTCCTTATTAGATATAATATCCAACATCTTTATTTGAGACATATTTCAGTAAAGTTATTTATATATATTGAAATATATATAAATCGATAAATCGTTTATCTATTTTTCCATCAATGTCTACATCTTTTTATACTACGTCTAAGACTAAGGCTAAGTCGAATTCTAAGGCTAAGTTGAATTCTACATATATGTCTAAGAATGTCAAAAACATCATTATTATAGGACATCATCCTATCACATATGAAAAAGAGAAAGAAAGGGAAAGAAGAAGAGAAAGGGAAAGAAGAAAAGAAAGGGAAAGAAGAAAAGAAAGAAAGGGAAAGAAGAAAAGAAAGGGAAACGCATAACTCACAAATTGTATTTTTTACTTCATTTTGAACGATTTGAACCCGAACTTTTTTACGCATTTGGTCCTCTCTCTCAATAATATATAATTTACATTTTATTTTTTCATATGTTGTAAACTTTGTATAAATAATATTGCCATATTATTATGTATATATGCATATAACCATATATAAGTATTAATACTATATATTTTATATGGTTCACACTAGACATCAAAATATGGTACCCCGTTCGGATCAAATGAAACAATATATGGAAAAGAGATTATGTGAATTAGAAGCTTTTCATAATTACGCCCAGCAACATGATATAAAATATACAATCGCGTGCGGAACGGCAATAGGATATTTGTCTATTCGTAGCTATTTCGCGTGGGATGATGATATTGATATTCATTATGACAAAAAAGAATGTTTTGATAAAATATGTGATTTATATAATTCAGGCGAACCAATTGGCTATCTATGGAAAGATAAAAATTGGTATTTCAGAAAGACAATTATAAATGATATTAGTTTTTACATAGTGCGTTATGTTGGAAAAATCAAAGCGTTATCCTGTGCGTTTAAATTAATATTGGACGATGGTAATGACGTTAAGCATCAACCCGATTTAGGTGGATTGGATATATTCGGGGAGGTCACTGTATACAAGGGTAGCCCAACTTTGACTTTTAAAATACCACCTCAACCAATAACTTTTTGTTGTGTAAATACTATGTTATCGATGGACAAAGAACATATCGATATTCTAATAAAATCTTATGGACAACCAAACACCTGGGGATATCATTTGAATGATGACGAAAAAGTTGAGCGTGAAAAAAATATTAAATTTATTGATAACTATTCAATTCAACCTTAGTTTTATAAGTAGTACAGTTTAATGGGTAATTTACCTATACTTTTAATATCCATTTGCGGTGCACTGATACTTGTACCTGTCATTTTTATACAATATTGCACGAATAATGAATACATTATTCAAATAATAAAAAGTGTATTCATAATTTATTAATTATCAATATTTTTGAAGAAGAAGATGAATTATTATTATTATATAAAATATTATTTTTTTATATTGTATATTATCAGACTGTCTTTTTCATTTTAGGATCTATTTGTATTCACTATTCTTATAAAACAATATAAAAATAATCCTTGTATAAGATATAATGCAGTTGTTGTTATTGATTAGTGCATCTTTATTGGCGTTGTCGCAATCATATACATATGTTTCTGAACTGAATTTAGAACAATATGATGGGTTCTGGTATGAAGTTTATGAAGATCTGTTTGACGAAACGTTCCAAAAAGGAGGAAGATGTGTCACTGCAGAATATACATTATACGAAAACGGAACTATTGAACAAGGAAATACTTCCAGACGGTACTGAATCCTCAATTACTGGGTCTGCGTATTACCAAGATGATAATGAGGGGGGGGGGGAATTGACGGTTGATTTAGATGGAACTCCTTCGCCAGCACCATATTGGGTTGTAGAATTAGGACCTAAAAAAACAAAAAATAAAGATGTTAAGACAATTCCGAATGATGATTTTCTTTTATTTTTCTTGAAATTAAAATCTGAAACAATAAAACAGTCGCCCAATGCTAAATTTATATATCTATGCGCAGATACTCACTTTTATCAGTACGGTTTTATTAAAATTAAATGTAAGTCTGGTGAATATACGGATATGGAAATTACACAAGTTATTGCAGGAACAGGTGGCACAACATTAGATATTATACCATTGAATTATGATAAGATAATAACAAAAAATATAGAAAATAAAAAGACCGAATATGAAATAAAAAGTAGTATACAACAACACGGATTTGTGGAAATTAGAGAGAAACTTCAATTAGATAGTAGAAAAAGTGCACGTGTCGGTTTAAGAAGGACATCTAATTATACACCCATTGGAAATGGGTTAGAATATCGATTCCATGCAGTTAATCCAACTAGTAGAATAAGTAGTACTAGACGTAAAAGATCAACCAGTAGAATAAGTAGTACTAGACGTAAAAGATCAAGTAGTAGTGCACCTACCAGGAGAAAAAGCGCCCCATAGAAAACGAGAGAAAAAATTGATTCTATCGTTTTCACAATTCTCTGTCTATACATATCATCTCTCAACGAGAATCAATCAATCAATCAATCAATCAATCAATCAATCAACAATGTCAACCTTTATGAAGAATCAGCGATTTATGAAGAAGTGCAACGTTTGTATGCACGCGGGTAAGTCTGAAGAAATATATATAAGCCATTCTACAAAAGATGCAAAAGGCAAGGTTATATGCCCCACCTTGTTGGCACAAAAATGTTCTTCGTGTAAAGAGACTGGACATACCCCAATGCACTGTTCGTTGACCAAAACACAT